GAGTCCTGCAAGAAGGAAGATGTATAGCCGATAGAATCAGCAGTTACTTTTCCGCCACGCATTTTAGAACGCAGTGCTTGAGTACTCACTACAACAGGTACATCGTAACGCTGAGCTACACGCTTCATGTTACGAGTAAGACTACGTAGTGATCTTTCGCTTTCAGTCTCGCCGGTCTCTTCATCCATCATCAGGTACATACCGTCAACGAATACAATATCTGGTTTGAACTTCTCAATCTTTGCAGACAGACCAGTTATGGTTCTAGCAGCAATGTTGTCTGGCATCCAGAACTCTTGACGGAGCTCACTTAGATGAACCATGTAACGCTTCTCTTCATCTGTGTTAAGTGCTCCACGGATCAGACGACCGTGTGATATGTGTGCACGCATAGCATCGTAACGAGTCTTCATTTCTCGAGCAGTCATTTCAAACGACTGGAACATAACCTTAAGGTTTTCATCCTGTGCACGAATAGCCATCTGCATAGCCAAGACAGACTTACCTGTCTTAGGCGGGGCCACTATAGTCCACAGCTGTTGACTAAGTAATCCGGCAGTAATGTCATCGATAGTTTTAAAACCAGTAGAGATGCCAAGCAAACCATTAGGACGAGTCTTGATACTTAAGTACTCATCGTAACGCTGTAGTGGGTTATCACTCAGGTTCTCATCGTTAGATTCTCTGGTGTTGTCATTGAGAAGCGATTGAACTGCAGAGCTCATAGTCTGGATAGCAGCGTTATGATCGCCTTGCTGTACAGCCTGTTGTGCCTCTAACAGAGTGTCGATAGTCTTCTGACGCTTGCGGTACTCTACCAACTGATCCAAGAGATACTCGATGTTATCTTCTACGGCATGCAGCGTATAGGTAGGGAAGTTTTCCTTTACAGTAACGGCAGTAGGTACTTCACCATACTTCTCGTTATGCTTAGCAACGAACTTCCACACCTGTCGGTTGAGATCATTAAAGAACCAGTCCTCCTGTACACCGTACTCAATAAGGAGTCTTATATCCCTATTGCGTATGGCTTTGGAGAGCAAGCGCTCTTCATTATTTGCTGCCATGCATTGCTCCCTCGTCTAGAAACCAGTGCCCGTAGCGCATACCACGAGAGCTGACATCAATTACATATTTTATTTCTGGCCTGTACGGAAGCTCTGCTACAAGATCAGCAACTACCGGATAAGCTTTTGAATAATTAAATGGGTTAGTACCTAGGTTGTCTAGATCCTCTAACACATTGTCCATCTGTTCTTGAGAATGTTCAAACCCTACTAGCTCTAGGGTGTACTCATTCTTATCTCTGAACCGCCAGAAACTTGATAAAGCTTGACGGCTGTAAGTAACTTCTTCGTAAGGAACTTGAATACCAAGCACCCTATTAAACTTTAGTTCCCTAGCAAGTATGCAGTCTAAGGTTACGATTACCCTCATAGGTATCTCGTTAGAAATATCGCCCCCGCGCATTCTTACAGTGCTACGATCTTGCCGTAGTTCACCAGTAGTTCTCGGAAAGCCACTGGATCCTCAGCAGCCATCTCACTCTTGTAACGATCAACTTTGTTTGAGATTTCTACAGGGTATGTGCCCCCGTTGTTTGCCATCTTCTCTTTTACAAAACGAGTATGCTTACATTGACTGCGTGTGGTATACCCAGGGCAGTTGCAACGCAGCTTGTGTGTGCTCTGATGGACATGCACTTCGTGCACACCAGTGTCAGATAGAAAAAGCTGCGTGATCATCCAATACATGTCAGGTATTTTCATTTTCGTAAGTCTCCATTCTCTGATTCTACCTCAATCCACATGAATGCTTCATGGGCAAAACTTGCCATTGGTTCACCATACGTACGTCTCCAGCTGTCTGTACGCACATTCGTTGTAATAATTGTTGGAAGACCTGAGTTAAACCTTGCACGGATCAACGCATCGAAAACATTCTCTGCCCACCCTGCTTGTGTTTTATATTCTTTACCTAGGTCATCTAAGATAAAGAGCGGTATCGAATGACGATCATCTCCGTAGATTCTCTTCAATTCATCGGCTAGGCTGTCGTCAGAGAAGGCACTCTTCTCAAGGCGCAGGAACTTTGGGTAGTCCAGGAATAAACCAGGCTGTTCCATGTCAAACGGCATCGTCCGAATAAGCTCCTGTATCGCCACAGAGGCTAGGGTCGTCTTGCCGTGACCTGGTAACCCTACTAGTAGTAGTCCGAGCCCGCTAGAGGGGCTTCCAGGGCTTTTAATGACCATCCCAGATCTAACCTGATCCATCCAGATTTGAACCTTTTCCACTGCAGGGCCGTTACTGAGGTCTGAGAGCTCCATACCTAGTGACTTCATAGGGAGGTTGGCACGCAGGATCCGGTGACGGATGGTAGGTGCGATCTTATTCAGGTCGTACATTACTTGCCTCCTAGTAGTCTGAGCATCTTATCCTGTTGAGCCTTGAACTCTTCATCCACATAGGATGCTGGAAGTTCTTCCCGAGTAACTAAGCCGTGTGCTGTTGGGTAGTAGGCTATGAACCTACGCCAAATCTGAACACCCACACCAGCATCGTTAAGATTGCGTGGGTCCTCAAAGAACATTCTAATAGCTAGAAGCATCTGTTGTCTAGTTACGCCTTCGCCAACCATCTTGTTGATCCAGATAGCAAGTTGCTGAGTGTTAATCTGCATAGGAACATCACGAGCATCGCTCTTATTAAGCAGGGATGCAAACTCTGCGACAAGATCTTTAGTGGCCCACTCTGACTCAGGCTTGTGTGAGCGGTTACGCATTGGGTCAGAGTCTAGATCCTTGGCGCCGTACTTAGCCTGGCGCAACGCCTTCTTGTCTTCGACCTTGCCGACAGCACCACTTGAATCATCTTCTGCGTCAATTCGAAAACGCTTCTTTGGTGCAGGTTGTTCTCCGTCTAAATCCCATCCCATCTCAGGACCTCCCTCACTCTTCGAGGACGCAGTCCTCGATATAGTAGAACTACGTAGTAGTTCTACTATAGGTTTGTTACTAGTACTAGTACTAGTAGTTGCATCACTGTTAATATACAAGAGCCCTGAAAAGCCGGTATTCAGACTTAAGAGCTTTTTTGCTGCTTCTGTGAACTTCATGGCGCTAAACCACTTGGTGCCGTTCCACTCTCGAGTGGTCATGATGTACTGTCCACGCTTCAATTCATTGATGGCACCTTGGATTGCGTCTCTGCCTTCGGGCATGACAGCAGAGAGCTCGTCGGCTGCTACAACTCTTCCAAGCTCTGCGTAATAGGCAAATAGACCTCTTGCCCGCATGGACAAGTAAGGATTTGAATATGGTGATTGCATAGTGCCCCCTCTATAAATATTCTATCGCGGAGGAATGCGTTTTGGCAAATTGCCTTTCGGTATTCCTGTAAAGATCTGCTCAACCATCAAGGAAAGGGTGAGACCTGCAAAGGTGGAAGCAAGTACAAACGGTACCAGTTCCTTTAGTGAGACACCTAGTAGGAGGCAGAAGATTGTGCTAAGTGCAAGACCTAACAACCCCCGCCACTTATTTAGTGAGAATAGAAATGCTTCTACGGCAGACAGCACACAAGCTGTGGCCAATGCGGAAATTAATAAAGTGCCCATATAAAACATTCTACTGTCTAAACACTACTCTGTCAATGTGGAAGTTCTGACCAGATATATAGCCTGCAGTAGGGGCAGCTGTTACTGAAAGCTTTGCATATGATGATCCGCCAATGCTAGCAACTGAGTACGTGTCAGCTATGTAAGCCCAACGATTAGTGCTTGTTATTGTTTTAGTAATAGACTTAGTATAAACAAGTACGTCTAGGGCGTTGTAAAAATTTACGGTTAGTGTGTATGTTCCAGCAGTGTTTGAGTTACCTGGTCGTATAGCAACTGAGGCGTAATAGCTACCGTTGTCTACAACGTATACATTTGACGTGCTGATACCAAAAGATGTCCCCCCAGTTGTTGTCACAGCACAGTAAGATTGTCCATGGGTCACGTTCTCGCTATAAAACGCTCCTCTAGATACAACTCTAGTTAAAGTAGAGCTAACTCCTACCCAAGACTCTAAACTTTTTTCAAAAGAATTGTTAGGTATAAGGGATTTATCAAGGTCTCTATAATCATAGAACTCATGACCAGTCTTAATAGCAAAGCTGCTGCCATTAGGGACGTACTTTGATAAGGTGTTTTGTAGGCGAGAAACTTTTACAGAATAGTTATTAAGATAGTTTGATTTTCCTGCGTTTGTACTTTCAGCTTGAATAGCATAGATATTCTTAGCAGGGGTAACTGGATTAACAATGACTGTTGTGTTAGAGCCATCAGCAGGGTTAACAAATTTACGCGGTATGCGTCCGTATTCACCCTGTGCTCCGTCAATATGGAAGTAGGTAGACGTAGATCCCGCAGTGTTTGCTACAGAGATAGTCCAGTCTAATGTTGTAGCTCCGGCAGTAAGTTTATATACGCCAGAGATTCTGTGCCACACAGTCTCATCGCCAGGAGCAATAGTATATACAGTTCCGTTTATAGTATAGGTTGCTACAGCTCCTCGCACATATGCAGAAACAATAAAGTCTTCTTGACCAGAGGCCGCGTAAGGTAAGTGAACTGTGTTTGTTAAAGTTGTGCTTGTAGTATAAGCAACTTTTCCAAATGCAGCCCCATACAATGGAGCCAAAGATGCATCTAGTGTAGTTCTAGTAAGAGTTCCAGTAGAAGACCAGTCAGTTGTGTTTGCCTCGAAGCTTGGGTTAGAAATATAGTTAAACAAGTTCTTTGTTTCCCAACGAGTGTAGTCAGGAGAATAGTACTGTTGAGTAGATGGGTCAGTTGCAGCTATGCCACCAGTACCTGAAAAGTATCTGCTAGGTGTGATTGCGTTTTCAATCATTGCACCATCAATATAATAGTTTCTTGTATTAACTGAGTTTGGAAAGTAAAGGCTTACTTGTACTAGGGGGTAACCAGCATCTTTAGAATATGGCGGTGTAATAGCCGCTACGTATACTTGATTTTTTTCTGTTGTAGATAGGGTCATAGGATCTGACGAGACAGAGTAAATATCTGTTGGATAGTACTGGCCTTCGGCATCGCTATAGATAGTTGTCTGAGCTTCTTCGCTAGAAGGGCTGGAAAAGTCAACACGCGCTATTACAGTGTCGGTACTTGTTCCTAATACGTATGCGCTAAATGCAATTACAACCCCAGGATCGATAGGAATCCAGTCTGAAACAAAAGCTGCACCAGAAGCAGAAGCTGTAAGTTTGACAGCGTTCTTCCCATGAACACCATAAGTACTTACCCCTTGAGTATTTGCATCCTCAACAAGGGCGCTTGCATTAACAGGGGACCAACCAAACAAACCATCTTCAAAGGATCCATTAGGCAGGTAGTTTTCTTTTTCCCCAACTACTTCAATAGCAATAAGCTTTGCATCTTGATACTCAAAGCTCTTAGATGCTTTAGCAAACTGAAAGAAATCAAAAGCAAAGCGACTAGATGACGCAGACCCGGGAGTAATTGTAAGTGTCACCTTTGCAAACCTAGCTCCACGAGGAGATAAGGATCCGTTTCTTCCGGATGTTGAAAGAGTGGTAAATTCTTTCCACGCAGTTGTTGTTGTAGTTGCTGTGGGAGCGCTAGTTGTGCTTATTGTTGCGCCAAACATGTTGTACCAGGTAATGGTAGCTGAAACAGTTCCAGCGTTATCTCTATGACGAATCCACCCGTTAAATAAATAACGTGTGTTTTCTTCTACAGGTATTCCATAAGCCGTAATGTTTTGTCCTGCTCCAGGAAGAGTTAATGTAACAGCGGTCGTTGCAGCGGTAGTAAGCTGCCCAAACCCTAGGAGTCTTGGTTTAAAAATAGGATCATACAACATTTGAGTTTTATCAAGGACAGTTAAGCTCTCTGCTGCATAAGTTTTTTGTGCCAGAGTTCCACTAGAAGCCGTCCATCTACCTACAGACTCTTCAAAAGAAGAATCATTGTAATCAAGCATTAGGTTATGGCCTATTTCAACTTCGTTTGCCCAATGAGTTAAAGCTGTTGTATAGGCACTTATACCTGTAGTAGTTCCCTTATTTGAATTAAGAAGAGTTCCGGCACCATACAGAGATCTATGATAACTGTCACCTAATGATGGTTCATAGGTGTGGCTCTGATCTGTAACTCCGTATCGTAGTAACAAAGACGGGGTGTATACAGGGTCAGCATACAGGTTTAAAAGGGTTGCCTGTGCACGTATCTTGTCATATAAAAACGCATAGGCACTAAGTACTTTATAAAAAGTATTGTTTTCATCTTCACCTACACCATCACCAATGTAGGCATCTGTTGGGTTAAGCCAAGCTTTAGGTATCCATCTAGTAATTGTAGAAAGAGTTTGACTTCCCTCAACTAAGATTTCATAGTCTGATCCACAGAATACCCACTTATCAGGTATTCCATTAGCTCCGGGGCTGTAAACCCACAAAGAGTAATGAACTTCTTGTGAGGCAAAAAAGTTAGGGGTATCAGTATAGCTATTAGTAAATGCAGTATAGAGCCCACCAGCAAGACGGATTCCAGAATCTGGGTCATCTAAACTTCCTACATAACTTTTAACAAGCTTCCAGTGTGTAGGTTGAGAGTCACCTGGATCAATAATAATATTAGACCAGCTAACTTGAATGGTTCCGTAATCCGTAGCTGTAGCTATAAGGTTTGCCTCATAGTAAACTCCTACTGGAGAGGGCTCACCGTATCTAAAACCAGAGCCATATCGTCGTGTACCAAACTTTGCCATTTAATTTATCCCCTAAGCAATTCCACCAGTTACGGTCGACACCAGGTTAGATGACGTTAGGTAAAGAATTTCATTTGCACTAACTGTAAAGTCTGCAGCGCTTGCCGCATCTGTTTTATTATACTTAGTAATTGATGTAGATATCACACCAGGTATTGATTGAATAGTTGAGATTAAAGAAGATAGTGGAACACTACCACCAAAAGTATTGTTGTTGTATTGGAATAATCCGTCTGTTCCCAACAACGCTTTATAGATAGCTAGTTTAATATTAGATTGCTTATAGGTGCTTTGAATAGTAACAGATGCGCCAATGTACACGGGCACATAGGTAGGAGGCAACACACTTAGGGTGATCCCAGCAGGAATTTTATCTGCCATGTATGTTTCTACCCCTGATTTAATTGCATACCAGTTAGATGTAGGAGTTAACTTAATACCTAAACCTGTTCTACCAGCTGCAGTTACAGCATTCCAAGTACCAGTAACAGTGCTTGTTACAGTAAACTGTGTGTCTGAAGGAACAGAAGCAATAGTTACGCCCTCTAAATTGTACTGTGAAAGATATAGTCCGGAGATATTTAATACATTGCCTACAGAAAAACCATGTGCTACTTCTGTTACGTATGTAACTGCTGACCCAGATCCAGAAGCTGTTGTTATTACTACTTGTGGGTAACCTGGAGCAGCCTCATTGCTTTCTTGAGTCTGTAGATATAAGTTTACAGCAGAGTAAATACTAGAGCTTGCTTTTGCTTTTCCTACCCTAGAAACTAAAAGTGCTAGGTTAGCATAGTCAGCTAAAGTGACAGCGCGACGTCTAGAAGAGACTGCTGCTTTTATCTTTGCTCTAAGTTGAGAGGTATCATCAGCGTCTGCTCCACCAAATGATGGGGCTGGATTAGTAACTGTAAGGTAGGTAAGAGCTTGTGGGTCAGTATTGCCGGGAATAAAAGTTAGTTCTGAAACAGAAAGTGATTTAATATTTCCTGCTGAGCCAACACTTGTCTTATAGGTAGCACTAATAAGCTGACCAGATGGAGGAATAGATCCGTTAACACCATCACCAAAGATAACGTTAAGGGTTCCGTTTTCATTACGTTCAGTAGTAAACACTGTACTTGTAGGGCCGTATTCTAAAAGAGTATCGGCATACGTCCATACGCTAAACGCTGCTCCTTGACCAACATACACAGCAATAGAGTCATCAATAACCCCAGATTCAACAATAAGAAATGACTGGCTTTGTGAACCACTTGAAGTTCCCAGGTTTGCTGGAAGAGCTTTGTTGTATGTACTGTCAATAAGATCGGGACGATCTGTGTTTACTGTTTTGCCTTCTTTAGCAGTTAAAGTAATAGAGGCGCCCGGAGCAAGAGCTGTAGCAGAATCTGTAGTTTCAAAGTATACAGTTGAGTATGGGCCATAAGATAACGGAGCTAGCACTTGAGTTTTAAGAGGGATGTCAATAGATGCTAATCCCACATTAGTAAAAAGAACGCCAATCTCTGCCGGTGTTGGTCCAGAAGGCTTGTAGTCATAGAGTTTAGCAAGAGACAGAAGTGTTCTACGTTGAATGGCGGTATCAATAGAGGTCTCATTAGCAATGCGGTCTAGGTAGTGAGACATGATGTCACCCATGTAAGAGAAAGCCTCTACAAGTACATACCCAAGGTCTGAGTAGTCAGTGGGGTCCCAGTTAGTAGCTGTTCTGTCTTTGATAAGAGCAACTAAGTCCGTCTTTAAAGATTCAAAGTCTCTAGATGTATAGTCAATTTGCATTTTAGTAGGTAACCGATCCGTCCATATTAAATGTTGCTGTGTTAATACTCATTGTTGTAACTGTGTTATCAGGCAAAGCCACTTCTAAAGTTACGTATTCAATTCCTGCAAGAACATCAAAATCTATTCCCACGTTTGTTACCTCCACCTCAGGAATCCATTTAGCAACAGCTTCTTTTATTGCAATAGGTATTGCAATTCTAGCGTCGCTATCATTTTCAAATAGCGCTCCAGACCAGTCTACACCATACTCGGGAGTCATAGGGCGTTGGCCTTTGTAAGTACTTACTAGGGTTAAAACTCTATCTAGGTATAGTCTGGTGCTTGTTACCGAGGATGAGACTGTCCCATTAATATTGACAGTATATGGGTAGGTGATACTTGTGGTCACGACTGTACTCCAATCCATACGGGAAACTCAGGGTCTCCAGCTACGAACATAACCCAAACTTTTTGTCCTACAACAGGTAGGTTTCTGTGGAACGTGTGCTCAGGAATCTTTATTGATGTGTCTGAGCTGGTAAGGCCTGGTGCACTAAGCCCACTTGCAGCAGTATACGCGCTCTTCTCATTAGAGTCAGTATTTGAGATAGGTGCATTTTTAACAATATAACTTTTTCCAGATGCATCCACCATTTGTTTTACTGTCTTTGGAGTAGCTGGTCTTGTATATGCATGGTTTAGTTGACCCGCACCAGCTTTTGCTACAACAGTTAACGCAGGAATAGTAACAGAACCACCTTGAGGATCTGATGCTGTAGTAGAGGTAGTTGTAAGAAGAGCAGCAATTTCAGAGGCGGTATGCGGTAGATGATCTGGATGATAGGAGTTAGAGGCTATAGGTAAACACGCTTCAGCCCAGTTAGTTACAGCTACTCCAGTAGGCATACTTATTTGCAACAAGACTCTATTTTTTTGAAGGGGATCTGTGCCTGGAGCTACTATGCCAGAGTAGATTCCATAGAACCTAAGACGTCCCTGTGGGTCCTCGTTAAAACCTAAAATTGGTTCTGGTGCTGTAGTCATTTGATCACCCTTCCTGCGTCAGTAGCAGTCCATTTTATCACATTAACAACCTGGGATAGATCAGGAGGTGTTGTGCTGTAAGGGTCGGCTGTGCTAATTTCTGGAACCCCAACCGAGCTAGA